GCTGAAACTGTCGGCATTTATTCCGGTTTGTAAGGCAATGCTTGATTTGGGCCCGGAATGGCTGGACGATTATGTGCGCCAGGTTCTCTATGAAGCGCTTGCAAACGGCCTGGAGGCTGGAGTCGTCGCAGGCGACGGCAATGAAAAGCCCATCGGGATGAACCGCCAGGTTGGAAAAGGCGTGACTGTTACCGGCGGCGTCTATCCCGAAAAAGCAAAAATCTCTGTTACAGACTTGCAGCCCGGGACTATTGGCAACCTGCTCTCTCTTATTGCTGTTGACCCGAATGGTAAGCCTCGGACGTTGCGAGACGTCGTAATGATTGTCAATCCGCAGGACTATTTCCAGAAGGTTATGCCGGCTACAACCCTGATGGCGCCGGACGGTACATACAGAAATGATGTTATGCCCTATCCTATGCGCATCGTCCAGTCTATGGCGCTAGACCGCGGAGAGGCTATTCTCGGCATTGCCTACAAATATTTTGCCGGGGTCGGTATGGGCAAGGAAGGAAGAATTGAATACGACGATTCCTATCATTTCCTTGAAGATGAGCGTATGTATTTGATTAAACTATACGCCAACGGGTTCCCGATGGACAATAACGCTTTCCTGTTCCTGGACATTTCTGCTTTGCAGCCCGCGATCTGGAAGGTGGAGCAAGTAACGCCGGCAACGCCATCCAATAACGCTGCGCTTTCTGATCTGAAAATCGGCAGCTTGACCCTGGATCCGGCGTTTACTTCTGAAACGACTACCTATACCACAACCACTTCCAATGCAACCAACACTATTACGGCGACACCGGCAGACGCAAAAGCCGCTATTGAAGTGAAGGTTGGCGAAGCCGAGGTTGATAACGGCTCAGCTGCCACCTGGCAGGAGGGCTCCAACACAGTGACAATCAAGGTAACTGCTGCCGATGGTAAAACTACAAAAACGTACACAGTTACTGTCACTAAATCGTGATGAAGCGGGCGGAAATTCCTGCTGAACTTCTTGCAGACGTTAAAAATTATCTGAATATTACCTGGGAGGACAAGGCCACGGATGGGAAGATCCGTGGCCTTATTGCCTCCGGTTCGGTTTATTTGGACGGAAAAGGCGGAGAAGCGATGGACTATGAAACTGATGGAGAGCCCCGCACTCTGCTTTTTGAATATGTACGTTATATGCGGGATGGAGCGCAGGATGTGTTTGAAAACAACTATTTAGCAAGAATCCTTGCCATGCAGAACGAAAGGGCGGTGGGCCGGCATGTGGAAAGCGCCGCACCGTCCGGCTGACAATCAAATCACGCAAGTGTTTAATGATGGTCTGGTGACGGTTTACGCTGTCACAGACATTGCAGAGCCCGGCTATCAGCCTAAACCGGGGCTAAAGAAAAAGCTTACCCTTCGTTATGAAGAGCAGCGGCTCGGTATTCAGCGGTTATATAGCGGACGGCAAAACCAGGTTGAGCTTGAACGGGTTATCAGAACGCCGCGGGCTGGTGATGTAAATAATCAGGATGTTGCGGTTACTGAGGACGGAAAACAGTACCGGATAGATACGGTCCAATCAGTACAGAATGTTTTCCCTTCAAGTATGGATATAACCCTTGCAAAAATTGAGCAGAGGTTTGAGGTTTCAAATGAGATGGTTTGAAAAAATTATTGCTGTACACACAGCGGTGACAGACGCGGTGAGCCATGCGCAGAGAATAAAGTCGGAGCGCTATTTTGTCTGGCAGGAAGAAGGAGCAAATGATTTTGAAGCTGGAAACCAACATGCGGAGCGAACGATAACTGGGAGCACTGATTTATTTACTAAGCAGGAGTTTGACCCCTGGAAGGATGATTTTGAAACCTCTCTAAATAATAATGAAATAGCCTGGTTCCTTAATTCGGTTCAATTTGAGGAGGACACAGGCTTTTATCATTATGAATGGGTGTGGGAGGTACTGGATGGCTAGTTTTACTTTCAAAGGGATGGAGGAATATGAAAAAAAAATCTCCCTTCTTTATAAAGACACACGGAATGTTTGCAGGAAGGCTGTCTATGCCGGCGCAAAGG